AACTCGCCCAGCTTCAATGTCGATGCCATCGACCAAGTGCTGCGCACCTACGGCAACAGTGGTTTGCGTGAGCTGACCCAGTCCGATACGGAGCGCAACCTTCTTGAAGGCCGCAACAACACGCTGGTCGGAACCGAGCTGATCGAGAGCATCGAGTTCTGGGGTTCTGTCTCTGGCTACATGCTCCGCGAGTGGGGCATGGACGATGTCGAGGACTACCGCGAGTACGAAGTCTGCGTGTGGCAGGTCGGTAGCTACGTCATCAAGTGCATCAAGAATCCTGACCCGCTGTCCCGTCGCCCGTACTCAAAGGCTTCTTGGGAGTCGATCCCCGGCGCTTTCTGGGGTCTTGCCCTGCCTGAGATGATGACCGACGTTCAAACGGTCTGTAATGCTGCAGCCCGTGCGCTGGCTAACAATATGGGCATCGCCTCTGGGCCGCAGGTTGAAGTGAGCGTGGATCGTCTCCCTGACGGCGAAGACCTCACGAAGATGTATCCGTGGAAGATATGGCAGACGACCTCTGACCGCACTGGCGGTGGTCAGCCTGCTATCCGCTTCTTCCAGCCGGACATGAATGCCAATACTTTGCTTGGCGTGTACCAGCACTTCCAGCGAGTAGCTGACGAAGTGACTGGCGTTCCGAACTATATCTATGGCAGCGGTCAGATGTCTGGAGCTGGGCGCACTGCGTCCGGTCTCTCGATGCTGATGGAGAATGCGGCCAAAGGAATTAAGCAGGCGATCCTCGCTTTGGATACTGCCAACACGGAAGTGCTGCAGCGCCTGTATGATCACATCATGATTTACGACGATGATTCGTCGATCAAGGGCGACATGCAGATTGTCCCTGCAGGTGTCGTCGGTACGCTGCTCAAGGAGTCTGTCCAGCAGCGACGTAACGAGTTCTTGCAGATGACAGCCAACCCGGTGGACATCCAGATCATGGGGCCGAGTGGCCGTGCAATGCTTCTGCGCGAGGCGGCAAAGACATTGAACATGGACATCGACAAGATCATTCCCGATCCCGAGAAGATCGCTGAAGTGCAGAAGATGTTAAGCGAACAGATGGCTCAGCAGCCTCAGCAACCTGAAGTGATGCCGCCCGAGCAGATGCAACCCCAAGGAGTAATGCAATGAGCAAGTTAGGTAATGTCGCCGCAGGGCTGCTTGGCGGCTATGTAGGCTACAAGCAGGAGCAAGAGCGTCGCGAAGATCGCAAGCTCGACCGCGAGATGTATCAGACTCTTCTTGGCAAAAAGAAGGATGCTGCTGCTCCGGTTGCCGCTCCTGCTGCAACGAATGCCATGGCCGAAGGCGCTGCCGAGGCTGATCGCATTGACGAAGAGAATCCTGTTGAGGGATTTTCCGTAGGCGCTGGAATGGCGAACGGCGGAATGGTTGGCGAGATGCCCAAGCATTACGATCGTTTCATGTGGCAGAAGCAGTCGTTCAAGAAGGGAACGCCTAGCTTCTAATGGATCAAAGAACTAAAGAGGCTCTGAAGCGTCTGAGTGCCGACTCAGACTTTCAGATTTTCGTTTCATATCTATCGGCATTGCGTGATGCGAGGCTTGTGGAACTGGAAGACGCTACGGTGGCGCTCCAAGTGAACAAGCTTCAGGGCTACTGCCAAGCATTGCGTGATGTCGTACAGATGGGTACTAGGAAATCCTAGTATTCGAGACCGGAGGAATCCGGAGTTAAGTAACAGCCTGAATACCGGATCGTAGGCAGAGAACACCGATAGGCTCTCTTGCGCGAAGGTCGGCTCATGGAGTGTTAAATGCCCCGCGTTAATAAGGTAGTTGAGAAGCAGTCACAACTTGCAGATGAGATGTATAACAAGCTCTACAGGAATACCGAGCAATCGGCTCCAGAAGGCAATGAACCCGCGAAGCCGGAAACGGTTGTCGCTCCTTCAGAGGAACAGGTAGTTGAGCAAAGCGCTCCGGAAGCAGCGGCTCCCGCCGAGGCTAAGCCGGAAAACGCTGATGATCAGCCGAAGCCTAAATTCCCTGATGCTGACCCGAACGATAAAAGCTGGGAACAGAAGTACAAGGTACTTGCTAACAAGTACTCCGCTGAAGTTCCGCGATATGCGGCAGAGATTCGCTCTCTCAAGGCTGAGATAGCAGACCTCAAAAAATCCGCAGAGCAGAAGCCAGCTCAGACTCGACAGGCCGAGACCTTGGTCAAGCCTGAAGAAGTCGCTGAGTATGGCGAGAAGTTTGTCGACTTTGTGAAGCGAGCAGCCAAGGAGGTTGTTCCTTCCGATGTCGAGGAGCTGCGTTCGACGGTCAATGAGTTGCGCAACACGAACAGCCAGCTTGAACGCAAGCGGTTCTTTGATGAGCTTGTTGGGTTATCTCCCACTTGGGAGTCGCTGAACACGGACAAGGAGTTTCTGGATTGGCTTGGGGAACTTGATCCCTATACCGGCCAGCAGCGCCAGTCATTGTTCGACGATGCTTATGCAAAGTTAGATGCGTGGCGAGTCGCCAACTTCTTCAACGCTTATAACGAGGGCGTTCAGAAAAAGGAACCTCTTGCACCGAAGCCGAGTCTTGCGGATCAGGTAGTGCCGAAAACAACCGGCAAGACCCCTCCGCCGCAAGGCAAGAAGATATATAGCAATGCAGAAGTTGCGCGTTTCTACGCCGACCTGCGTCGCAATGTGTATTCACCGGAAGAGGCGCAGAGGATTGAGAAAGATATCTTTGCCGCTCAGGCAGAAGGCCGACTTAGATAAGTCCCCTGCCCGGTAAAGCTAACCTAAAGGAAGTTAATTATGTCTCTTTCAGTAAGTGGTAACTACTACGGCGCTGGCTCTGGCGTCGATGCCTACACCGGCAAGTTCATTCCTGAGATTTGGTCAGGAAAACTTCAGGTCAAGTTCTATCAGACGACGGTGTTGTCTGACATCACGAACAACGACTGGGAAGGTGAGATCCGCGACCAAGGCGACAAGGTCGAGATCCGCACGGTTCCGACCGTCACGATCAACAACTACTCGAAGGGTCAGGTTCTTACGCCGCAAGCCCCGACGAACGACGTTGTTGAGCTGTTGATCGACAAGGGCAAGTACTTCTCGGTCGTGGTCGACGATGTGGACGACATCCAGTCTGACCTCAAGCTCATGGACATCTTCACGAACGATGCCTCGCAGCAGATGAAGATCGCTGTGGACACGGATGTGTTGGGTGCGCTCGTGGGCGCGTCGGCTTCGGCCAACGAGGGTGCGGCTGCCGGTGCGATCTCTGGCGACCTCAACCTCGGCGTGTCGACCGGTGGATCGAAGGCTGCCCGTAAGGTCACCTCGACCAACGTGATCGACTACTTGATCTCGATGGGTCAGTGCTTGGACGAGCAGAACGCTCCGGAAGATGGCCGTTGGGTCGTCATCCCGGCGTGGATGGCGTCGAAGATCAAGACCTCCGACCTCAAGGATGCCTCGATCACGAACGACTCGCTCTCGCCGCTGCGCAATGGCCGCCTCGGCATGATCGATCGCTTCACCCTGTATGTCAGCAACCTGCTCCCGTCGCAGACTGGCATCACGGGCGAAGGCACGGATACCAGCGTGAAGGCGTTCAGCTGCTTCGCTGGCACCCGCGATGCGATCACGTTCGCGTCTCAGATCACGAAGATGGAGACCCTGCGTAGCACCTCTACGTTCGGCAACATCATCCGTGGCTTGAACGTGTACGGCTACAAGGTCGTGAAGCCGGAGGCTCTCGTTGAGGGCTTCTTCTACAAGGGCTAATCCCTAGTAGTAACGGAGGGGGGAGCTTCGGCTCCCCTCTCTCTTTGAGGAGGATGAGGCAATGCTTTTGAGAAACAAGCGGACTGGATTCGTTTACTCGTACGCTAAGGTTCTTGCTAACGATCCAGAGTTTGAAGTGTTTGAAGACAAACCGCCTGTTCCTCAAGCGCATGAAAGTGTCGCTGAAGAAACAATCGCTGTCCCGGTAAGGAAGAGAAAGCCAAAGAAGGCTGGAGAAACTAATGGCACTAACGCCGAACAATCTGTTTGATCGTGTACGCGATCTTATTCAGGACGTTGGTAAGGTTCGCTGGTCTGACACCGAGCTGACTAACTATCTGAATGACGGACGCCGCGATCTGGCCGCAGCTAGACCGGACTTGTTCTCCGAGACTGCCGACCTGACTCTTGTCGTTGGAACCAAGCAGTCTGTTCCGTCTGACGGAACCCGTTTCGTAGATGCGATCCGCAACGTGTCATCTGCCGGTGTCATTGGGCGCTCTGTTCGCATTGTCGAGCGAGAGCTTCTTGATGCTCAGGTTCCTGATTGGCACTCAGAGCCGTCAGCTGCCGTCGTCAAGCACTTCATGTATGACGAGAGAGAGCCAAAAACTTTCTACGTTTACCCGCCTGCTGTGGCCGGGAACAAGCTGACGATCGTATACTCTAAGGCTCCAGTAGATGTTACGTCGCTAGACCTTAACTCGACTTCTGTTCTTGCCAAAGAAGACATCTTCGCAAGCGCCTTGATCGACTACATTGTGTATCGCTGCTTGAGCAAGGATGCAGAGTTTGCTGGCAATGCCCAGCGAGCTGTTATGCATTATCAGGCGTTCGCAAACGTGGTTGGCATTGGCAACAAGAAGCGCTTCACGTATTCCCCGAACACCAACAACGTGGGTGGCGCTGTACCTCGTGCAGCCACTCCGGAGGCAGCAGGGTAAGCCATGGCTACACTAAGCAACTTCTACCCGTACGTCCTGCCGGAAGTCCCCGGATGCCCAGAGATCTCTGTTGATGTCGCTTTGCGATCGTCGCTGATCGAGTTCTGCGAGAAGAGTCTCGTCATCCAGCGAGACCATGACCCGCTCACTGTTGTAGCTGGCGTCGTGGATTACGACTTTGAGCCTCCCACCGGAAGCCTTGTCATCAAGGTCATGAAGGCTTGGTACAAGTCTGAGGAGCTTATCCCGCTTGCCCCGGATGAGGTTGAGGACGCTGAGCTGTACAACCGCTCCTTCTCTGATGCGAATACTGCCGGATCGCAGCCGAGATACATTCTTCAGAAGGACGAGCGCACTTTCTCGCTGTACCCGATTCCTGATGCCAACGTCGCCAACGGGCTGACTATGCGGGTTGCCTACAAGCCTAGCCGTACCGCCAGCTCGTTCGAGGACGTTCTGTTCGAGGACTATGCCGAGGTCATTGCAGCCGGAGCCAAGGCTCGTCTGATGATGTCCCCCGGCAAGACGTACACCAACCCACAACTTGCCGTCGCAATGATGGACATGTTTGGCCGAGGAGTGAACACAGCTCGCAGTAGAGCTGGTCGCGGTCACGTTCGGTCTGATCTTTCTGTGCAGATGCGGAGACTCTAATGGCCTACAGCACAACCATCCCGCTTGTTGAGGGCGACACCCTCCCAATCCTGTACATGAATCTGAAGGACAGCAATGAGGCGGCTGTCGGCCAGACTCTGGACTCGACCAACCCTGCTACGTGGGCGCCCATAGACCTGACTGGCGCTACCGTGCGCCTGAAGGTTCGCGCCGTCGGTTCAACCGTGATCAAAGCTACGATCACCGGCTCCGTCACGGATGCAGCGAATGGCCGAGTGGCCTTCCAGTGGTCATCCTCAGCCCTCGATACCGCCGGAACATACGAAGCCGAAGTTGAAGTCTCGTACCTTAACGGTACGGTTCAGACCGTTTACGACCTGCTCAAGCTGAAGGTCAGAGCTGACTTCTAATGATTCGTGCAATCTTCGAGGTTGCAAGCCCCGGCGCGACGATACAAGTATCTGAGGCATCAGCCGATACCAGATACCAGTACGCCGAGGCACAAACGGACTGGGTTGCCCTCTCAGGCGACATCCAGTACGTCAATATGCAGAGCGGCCTTGAGTACGTCAATCTCATAGGCCAGCTGCGGTACGTCAATCTGCAGGCGGCAAACGTCTACGCAGACCCGACTCCGCCAGACCGCTGGGTCAACGACTTCCAAGTCACTGCAGACCAGCTGCTTATCGTCTTTGAGAAAGCTTTATCGGACTCTGCATCAACAGCAGATTCGCAAGTAATTTCTTTCCGCAAGCGTCCGTCAGATGAGCTTTCCGCTAATGACTCATATCGCAGCCTTTTCAGAAAGGCCGCTAGCGATACTCAGGAAGTCTCCGATACCGCACCGACATTATCTGTAGGCAAAGGCCTCAGTGACATCCAGACGATAATCGAATCTCTGAAGCGTGACTTTTCGGCAGCCAAGTTCGACACAGCGTCGGCTGTTGATCAACAGCTGTTACACTTAACGAAGCCGCTAGCCGATTCGTATGACGTTTCAGACCTGTCGTTTATTGGCTTCCTTGCTAATAAATCTGACAATGTATCAACAGCTGATAACCAACTGTTCGACTTCTCGAAGCTGTTATCCGATACGGCTCTGACAGATGACCGGTTTAGCATTGAAGACGAGCTGCAACAGGCAATAGGTAAATCGCTTGCAGATGACTTCTCTGTCAGCGACAGCCAACAGATTGTCGTTAGCTTCGTTAGAAGCTTCGATGAGACCGAGTACGTAATTGATTATCAGGACATCTCTTTCCTCAAGGGGAATAGCGAGTCCATAGGGACATCAGACTCCGGCGCATTGTTTATGACCGACTATGCGGACATAACCTACTTTGCCGAAGACTATGTAGGCGTTTCACGCACTTTCTAGAAACAGGGGTTCTTAAATGAAACTTGGAGAAGACATCAAGGCTACCGGCCAGCTTCGGGTGCAGTTGTTCGATGAGAACGGCAACCTGAAAGACGACCGCGAGTTCAGCAACCTCGTTGTCACCGTTGGCAAGGAGTTCATTGCTTCTCGCATGGTTGGCACGGCTTCGGCTGTTATGAGCCACATGGCCATTGGCGAAGGATCGACCAGCCCGGTTGTTGGCAACTCGACTCTCGGTAACGAGCTTGGTCGCGTTACTCTGGCTAGCGGTACAGCGACTGGCGCAGTGGCTACTTACGTGGCTACTTTCGGCGCTGGTACCGGCACTGGCCCGATCACTGAAGCTGGCATTTTCAACGCAGGAGCCGCAGGCACGATGCTTTGTCGCACGGTGTTCGCAGTCGTCAATAAAGGCGCTGCTGACAGCATGACCGTGACTTGGACTGTAACGATCTCCTAATAGGAGCAAAGCATGTCGACGCTTACCACCCGCGCAGGAAAGGGCAGTCCACTCACTAATAATGAGCTGGACGCCAACTTTACCAATCTCAATGCAGACAAGGTTGAGGTTGGCGGAGACCTTTCCGGAACTTCGTCTGCTCCCAATGTAGCTAAGATCCAAGGCCGTGCCGTCTCGACTGACGCTCCGGCTGCTGGTGAGAAGCTTGTCTGGAGCGGTACTGCGTGGGAACCGTCAGTAGATCCTAGCGGTGAGCCTATTGGCCATGCCGATAAGACGCAGTCCACGATCTCGTTCGACAGTAGTTCTCGTACATTTACGATTGCCCCTGTCGCGTCTGAGTTCGTAGTTTGGTGCAAGGGCGTAAAGTACACCTATACGTCCGCCCAGACTGTTGTGATCCCGAACACGACTGGACTGCACTACATCTACTTCAGTTCGTCTGGTGTTCTCTCGACCCAGATGTCGTTTTTCTCTTGGGAAGAACATGCTCCTACGGCATACATCTATTGGAACGCGACTACGTCGACGGCTGTCTACTTTGGCGACGAGCGCCATGGCATCACGCTTGACTGGCAGACTCACGAGTACCTTCACCGTACTCGCGGCGCTGCGATCGCAAATGGCTTTGGTGCCAGCAACTACACGACGACTGGTACTGGCGCTACGGATGCGGATGCACAGATTGATATCGCTGGCGGCACGTTCTTCGATGAGGACATGCAGGTCGATATCGTCTCGACTAATTCTCCTGTCGCAAATACGTGGCAGCAGGATTTGTCTGGCCCTGCTCGCATTCCTGTTATGTACCTTAGCAACGGCGCTTGGGTAATCGACGCGCCTACTGACTTTCCGTTCAAGTCTGTTGCCGGAGTCCCGCAGTACAACCTGTACAGCGGTGGCGTTTGGTCTACTGCCAACGTCAACAACAACGAGTATCACGTTTCGTGGATTCTTGCCACGAACAATCTGAACTATCCTGTCATTGCGATCATCAGTCAGTCCGCGACTAACCAAGTCTCTCAGGCCGAGGCGATGACGTTCGAGGGCTTGAGCCTTAGCGGATTCCCGTCTGTCGAGTTTCGCCCTCTCTACAAAATCATTTATCAGCATCGCACTAGCTTCACGAACAGCGTTAAGGTCAGCACGATTGCTGTGTACGACCTTCGCGCCTTGCAGTCTGCTGGCGTTGCTGCTGCCCTCGTTCAGGATCACGGAAACCTTTCCGGCTTGGGCGATGACGATCACGCCCAGTACCTGCATGTCTCTGAAGTCCGCAGCCCGACTCAGGCTGTTAAGAACAGCTTTCTGCCTTCGCAGACCAGCAACACTGGAAAGTACCTCAGCACTGACGGGGTAAATCCGTCTTGGGTTGCCATCCCATCTGGCTCTCTGGACTTCACAGGCGATGTCACAGGAACTGGCACGACTGGCTCGCCTGTAGCCCTGACGCTCGCCAACAGCGGCGTTACGACCGGTACGTACTCTAAGGTCACCGTTGACGCAAAGGGTCGCGTCACGAGCGGTGCGAACATTGCCTCTAGCGATGTTACGACTGCTCTTGGCTTCACCCCTGAGAATGTCGCCAACAAGGCTGTTGCGAATGGCTATGCGTCACTCGACAGCTCCGGCAAGGTTCCGTCAAACCAGCTTCCGTCTTACGTGGACGATGTGCTGGAGTACGCGAACCTTGCGGCATTCCCCGGCACTGGTGAGACCGGCAAGATCTATATTGCCATCGATACGGTCAAGACCTATCGCTGGTCTGGCTCTGCATACATAGAGATCACATCATCTCCGGGCAGCACTGACGCCGTTGCCGAAGGCAGCACTAACCTGTACTTCACGAATGCTCGTGCTAGAGCGGCTGTTAGCGCTTCAGGCTCTTTGAGCTACAGCACACTGACTGGCGTGTTCTCGTATACGCAGCCGACAAATGTCAGTACGTTTACGAACGACAGTGGATACCTGACCGGCATCACTGGCTCACAAGTAACGACAGCTCTCGGGTATACGCCTCCGCAACCTAACGGAACTGGGGCGAGCGGTACATGGAATATTTCCATCAGTGGTAATGCCGCAACCGTCAGCAGTATTACTAGCGGTCAGGTAACTGCGGCTCTTGGATATACGCCGTACAACGCAACTAACCCTGCTGGTTACACAACCAACGTCGGAACTGTTTACTCTGTCAGCGGAACTGGAACTGTTTCTGGGCTGACTCTTACTGGGTCTGTCACCAGCAGCGGATCTCTTGAGCTTGGCGGAACGCTGACGCTGACTTCTGGTCAGGTGACTACAGCTCTCGGCTACACGCCGTACAACAGCACGAACCCTAACGGGTACATCACTAGCTCTGCATTGAGCAGCTATCTGCCGTTAAGCGGCGGCTCCATGTCAGGAGATATTCAGCTTGGCGGGAATTACCTTCGCTTTGATCAGTCTGGCACTCGTTCATGGAACATTCGCGCAACCGGAGGAAATCTAGACCTATTGTCTGGCGATGGAAGCGGATCTTTTCGATTCAACAATGGCGTCATCCTCACATCGAACAACTACACTAGCTACTCCCCATCATTAACAGGTGGCGGCGCGAGCGGAACGTGGTCGATTAACGTCACAGGCAGCGCTGGCTCTGCCAGCAGTGCTGGATACGCAACGTATAACCAAATTCTGGACACTCGCGCTGGGCAGTACACGCCAAACGATTATCAGGACTATCGGGCGACATACGAGTTTACTAACCAATTCCCCGGACTTGGAGACTGGCACTCTGCAATGACGTTGCAGGGATGGAATAACACTTATACGGCTTGGCAGATAATTGGCCCAGCCTCAACGTCAGCTCACGAGAACTGGTATCTCCGCAGCGGCGTCAATACGTCGTGGAACTCTCTCCGTTCAATTCTCCACAGTGGCAACTACGGTTCTTACAGCACGTTTGGCGGCAAAGTAACCTCCGGTGGAAACAACGGTTTTGCCAACGATGTTTACTATGTCGGGGTTCGGAATCCAATCTGGTCGTTCGGTAATGCTTCCTCGTACGGCATAAGCTATTACCAAGGGGCCGCTGGCGTCGGCGGCGGGGACACTATTGGTTTCTCAGTTAATGGGACAACGTCCGCTACATCAAATAATTTTGCGATTGCAAATGGCGCTTCCTACGTAAACAACAACGTAATACTTCACGCAGGGAACTACACCAGCTATGCGCCGTCGCTCACCGGCAGCGGCGCGAGTGGGACTTGGTCTATTAGCACGACCTCTGATTTTCTCCACTCTGACAGAGACTTCCCGAGCGGTACGCTGATCACGACAGACATTAACTATGCTGTTAGTAGCGGAGACCCGTTCGTTCTTGAGATTCGCGGAAACTCGTACGGGAACATTGTCCCGCTAGACATCCAGTATCAAGGATACATTTACTCCGACAC